GCTTGACTAAACTAAGCCTAAGTGGTATGCTCCAGGCAAAAGGGTGAGTATGCCAAAAGTACAAACGTATCAAACCAGAGATTTACCACTAGCAGCGTTCCTGCTCTATAACGAGCTAGAACTGCTTGGTTCAGCCACAACTGACAAGCCTGGTAGCAATATGATTGTATTTTTATTTAGAGCAGACATTGATGAACTTATTAAGCAATTCGAAGATGGTGCAGAGGTAGAGGCACGCAGATATGCACGCTGTATCCATCGAGTTGGTAAGGCTGTTAGGCAGCCAGTGGAGGTGTAATGGCAACATTAGGTCTGGCGATGATCGTCAAGGATGAAGTAAAAGAGTTTGAAGCAATACTAAACAGTGTCTACGATTACATAGATAACTGCTTTCTAACAGTAACTGACGAGGGTAGCTTAGATGCCTTTGAAGATTTGATAGAGAAATATCCCAAACTAAGAGTCAGCTACTTTCATTGGGTAGCTGATTTTGCTAAGGCTCGCAATTATAACTTAAAGCAAATCAATACTGACTATTGGTTTTGGCTAGACTCAGACGATAAATTGCAGCATGCTGACTTCTTGCCTGAGCAGGTAGCACGCATGGAACGAGATGCGTTAGACGTTATCTTCTGGCCTTATAACTATATGCAGAACGAAGCCGGTGAATGTATTGCCTTACACGATAGAGAACGCTTGATACGCAGAGAACACCCATTCAAGTGGGTTGGTGCTATTCACGAAACACTGATAGGTGATAATCCTGTTCCCGGCTATGACGAACGCATCGTAGTAAAGCACAACAAACGACCAGAGGATGCCACAGCCAGCACTGAGCGTAATCAGAAGATACTGCTGAGAGAATACAAGAAAACCAAAGACCCACGTATCACTCACTACTTGGCACTCAATTACTTCGCCCTCAAACGCTATGACAAGGCTGTAGAAAAGTTTTTAGAACATATCCAGACATCTGGGTGGGACGAAGAAAAGTATCGCTCCTGGTGCAAGATAGCCGAGATACACATCATCACTGATAACCCTGACAAAGCCCACGCTGCGGCTAGTGCTGCTATAGATATCCTACCTAGCTACCCGGATGCCTATTATATTAAGGCTCAGATATGTTTCCAGAAAGAAGAGTGGCAACAAGTAATCGATTGGATGAAAACAGCCCTAGCTAAGCCACAGCCTAAGACATTCAGTATTATTGATCCTAACATTAAGCTTCGATGCCTAGTGTACTCAGCAGTCGCTTATATGCACCTACTAGACAATGTCAACGCTTACGAAACCTTACTAGAAGTACTTAATCAATCACCTAACAATGAAGATGCACGCTACTGGCTACCGCTTATCAAATACAACTATGAAGAGTCTATCGCAGTACAGAACATTGGTGAGTTAGCTAAGTTCCTCAAAGAAAACAAAGGTGATGTTAAAAAGTTATTCCAGACACTACCTAACGAGTTAGCCTTTGATGCCCGTATTGCTAAGATTAAACAACTGTATGTTACGCCTAAGGTTTGGTCAGATAAAAGCGTTGTGTTCTTTTGTGGGCCAACTAATGAAGTATGGGGACCAGATACACTGATTCAAGGCATGGGTGGCAGTGAAGAAGCAATCGTTTATCTATCCCGGGAACTAGCACGACTAGGCTGGGAAGTTACTGTGTATAACGAACGTGATGATGAATACATTGATTACATAGAACACTCTACTGACTTTGTAGATGGTGAACTGAAAGAAAATGGTGTGGTTGTCCGGTACTTGCCATGGAATGCTATCAATACCCTAGATGACTTCAATACTTTAGTGGTATGGCGAGCTCCTGAGTTAGCTGATAGCTTCAAAGCTAAGAAGCTAGTCGTTGATCTGCATGACACCATACAGCCATCACGTGTGGAAAAAGTTGTGGATGTTGTGGATAAGTTCTTTGTAAAGTCCAAGTATCACCGAAGCCTGTATCCTAACGTAGCAGATGATAAGTTTGTAATCGTAGGTAATGGAATCGTGAGAGGGCAGTTTCAATGATTATCAATGGTGACAGCTTAGAAGTACTAAAGACCTTTGAAGACAACAGTATTGATTCAGTGGTAACCGACCCACCTTATGGATTATCTTTTATGGGTAAGAAATGGGATTATGATGTGCCAAGCACAGAGTTATGGACAGAAGTATTTAGAGTGCTTAAACCTGGTGGACATCTACTAGCATTCGCAGGTACTCGCACGCAGCATCGCATGGCAGTAAATATAGAAGATGCAGGGTTTGAAATTAGAGATATGATTGCTTGGGTTTATGGATCAGGATTTCCTAAATCGCTAAATATAGGTAAAGCAGTAGACAAGATACAAGGTAATAAAAGAGAGGTTGTTGGCACACAAAAGTTAGGTGGCAATGCAGCTCAAAGTACTAAAGAAAAGGGTGGTACATACGCTAGCAATACCAATGCAGTCGGTGTAAAACCAATAGATGTAACACTTACCAAAGGTAACTCACCTTGGGAAGGCTGGGGTACTGCTCTCAAACCAGCACTAGAACCTATTACAGTAGCTAGAAAACCTATTAAAGGCTCAGTAGCTAATAATGTTCTAGAACATGGCGTAGGTGGATTAAATATAGATGGGTGTAGGGTTGAGGCAGATAGTAAAGAATTATACCGCAAACCTACTGAGTATAAAGATATATCACCAAGTGCTGGAATGAATGCTAGTAAAGTTAGAGGTAGTGTTACAGATGATTACTTAAAAGGCCGCTTCCCTGCTAACTTTATACATGATGGCTCTGATGAAGTAGTAGAGTTGTTTCCTGATACTGGTGGAGGCAAATATAAAGCACCAAATGCTAGAATCAGAAACAATGGTCTTGGACTAGGAACAACTGATAGTAGGAGTGGAACATCAAATGCACCTGACCAATATGGCGACTCTGGCTCTGCTGCTCGCTTCTTTTACTGTGCTAAAGCAAGTAAGAGTGAAAGAAATAAAGGGCTAGAGGGGCTAGAGGTTATAAGACAAGGATTAGCTGGTGAACACAAGAATACAGTTAGTGCTAATATCCACCCCACCGTCAAACCAGTAAAACTCATGCAATACCTAGTCAGACTTGTAACACCCAAAAGCGGAACAGTATTAGACCCTTTTAATGGCTCAGGTACTACAGGTATCGCTTGCAAGTTAGAGAGTATGGAATACATCGGTATCGAGCTAGACCCTGAATACTGCAAAATAAGTGAAGCTAGAATTGAAGCTTGGGAAGCAGATAAACAGGAGAAGTTAATATGAAACCATTTTATTACATCTTAATAGAAACCGGTGAGATAGATGTCGTCAAACGCTTAGGGCCATTCGCTACACTAGCCGAAGCTTATGGAGTACGACAAAAGAACCCTGGATCATTACTTGTAAAAGAAGTTAAGACTAAAATCGTGGAGGATTAGATGAAGATTATAGAAACAGGCTATGGGTTGTTCTTGAAACGCCGCAACAAGATATATGAATATGTCGGTAGTGCGTGGATGGAATTACCAATCCTAACAGCTAAACAAACAGTTAAACTACAAAATAAAGCTAACCAGGTAGAAGCAGAGCTGGAGCGAACTAATGATTAATACTGTCGGTTACTTCAGTTCATACGATAGAGGCTTAGAATGTTTGCTAGATATGTGGCCAGAGGTACGCAAGCAAGTAAAAGATGCCACATTAGACATTTACTATGGATGGGACATATTCGATAAGGTCAATGCCAAAAACCCAGAGCTTATGCGATGGAGATTCATTATGGCACAGAAGATTCGTTCACTTGGTTCGGAGGGTGTGAGCGAACATGGTCGAGTATCCCACCAAGAGTTAGCTAAAGCCATGAGAGGCATTAAGGTTTGGGCATATCCCACAGAATTTACTGAAATCCACTGTATCACCGCCCTAAAAGCCCAAGAAGCTGGCTGTATCCCTGTGACCACTGACTGTTATGCACTAAATGAAACTGTGCATGATAAAAACTATTCAGTTCAGTGTGAAGACATATACTCAAACAAAGAGAAACAGGCTGAATTCATGCAAAAACTTGTAGCAGCATTAAAGAGTGGACATCAAACAAAACCAGTGCCAAATGTAGACTGGTCTGATGTCGCTCAGGTGTGGGATGAGGCACTGAGATGAAAGTAGCTGTTGTAGCTGTGGCTCTTAATGAAGAACGATTTATTAAGCCATGGTTACAGCACATCCCAGACTGGGTCGATACTAAGTGTGTGCTGATAAGTGAGAAACCATGGTTCGGTGACCAGAATATCTATAGGGATAAAACCTATGAGGTAGCAGAGGAAGCCGGAGCCATGGTTATCAAAAGAGATTGGCCAACAGAACACGACCAGCGTAACTTCGGTCAGGACTTATTCGGTGACTACGATTGGATTATAGTGCTAGATCCTGATGAATTCTTTGATAACAACACTTGGTACAAGCTACGCAAGTTTATAGAAAACAACCCAGAATGCGATGCTTACTGTGCTACATCGCAAAAGGTCTATTGGAAAGATGGTTGGAAAGCTGATCCAGACAGAGATTGCACACCTTTGATACTTGTAAAGCCCGGTGTTCGATTTGTAGACAAGCGTGTAGTCAGTTCAAGCTTTGGTCTTATAGATATTTATACCCACCACTTTAGTTGGGCTAGAACAGACGTAGAAGTACACGAAAAGATTACCCACTATGCTCACGCCAACGACTTCGATACCGAGAAGTGGTTTAGAGATGTATGGATGAAGTGGGAACCAGGTATGACAGATGTCCATCCAACCAGTCCAGATACATTACATAATTTAATACCGGCAGAATTACCACCGGAACTTGAAAGGTTAAACCTATGGCCATAAGATACTTTTCAATGTTTAGTGGAATAGGAGGATTTGAATGAGTCAAATATATTATGCTCAAGGTGGTGGTGATGAGCAATATACTCCTGATTATGGAGTAGAAATTATGTTAAAACATATTCAGCATCTCAAGGATAAGATTATTTGGTGTCCTTTTGATAAAGCAGATAGTCAATTTGTGAAGTTATTAAAAGCTGATGGATTTACAGTCATAAATTCACATATTGAATATGGACAAGATTTTCTAAAATATGAACCTGATAATTGGGATGTTTTAATTAGCAATCCGCCCTATAAAAATAAAAGAGTTTATTGGGAAAGAGCTTTAAGTTTTAATAAACCATTTGCTTTATTATTGCCAATTAATATACTTAGTGATTCAATTATTAATTCCACTATGAAAAATCGCAATTTGCAATTACTTATACCTTCTCGCAGAATGCGATTTTATAATGCTTTAACTGGAGAAACTGGTAATCAACCAACTTTCAAAGCAAGCTATTTTGGTAGCAATATATTTTTACAAGACATCATTTTAGAAGATATGGAAATTAAAAAATGATAAATAATTTGGTGCAATACAAGATGTGTGGTAATGCAGTAACTACTAATGTAATAACTGCTGTAATAGGAGGTTTATATGGCTAAACTAAACCTAGGTTGTGGCGATAACTTACTCGAAGGCTACATTAATGTAGATAAATACGATAAAGCAGCAGACGTTCAAGCAGATATGACTGAATTCCCGTATGGGGATAACTCTATCGATGAGATAGTAGCTTACCAAGTAATAGAACATGTTCCTTATAACCAAAACGATAAAATGTTTCAAGAATTCTATCGTGTACTTAAACCTGGGGGGACTGTAATACTTGAAACACCAGACATTGACGTAGTAGCACGAAAGATTTTAGAAGAAGGTATCACTGAACAATGGCGACATAATCTTGTAGGTGAATACCACAGACCTTGGGATAAGGATAGATACAAGGATTGGGAACACCATGCTGGAAGCATACACCGTAATCCATTTAACTTCGCTTTAATAGAGAAATATGCCAAAGGTGCTGGCTTTAAGGTAATAGCACGCCGAGAACCAGACTTTTACCCGTGTGAAGAGAATTTAAGTGTAAAGCTAATCAAATGAAAGTATCAGTTATCATACCAGCCTATTATATAAACGATGACTACGTTGAGATGACACAGGACTGTGTGAATTCGGTCAAAGCCCACAGTGATGTAGATGAGATAATCGTAGTCGATGACTGCTCACCAATTAAAGCCGAAATAGATTTTGCCAAGAACATACGCAGAGAAGAGAATGGTGGTTATGCACATGCTGTTAATACTGGCGTAGACGTTGCTGAAGGCGATATTCTAATCATCTTAAACAATGACACGTTAGTGCTAGAAAACTCGATACAAGGGCTTATAGAGCTCATAGAGCGTGGTTATGACATAGCTTCCATACGCACTACAGACAGCGATGGCTTCAAGACCGAAGATAAAATTACCGAGAATGACAAGTTTGGTAGCTGTTGGGCTGTTCGTTCACCAGTCTTTTATGATTTAGGTATGCTAAGTACAGATTTTGGTAGAGGATACGCTGAAGACTTGGCTCTATGGCATGATGCCAAGGAAAAGGGTTACAAGATAGGCAAAAACCATAACGCTACGATATTCCACGAAGGAAAGAAAACTTTTAAGGTAATAGACCCAGATGATGAATACTATATGGATGCTTTAATGAAATACAAAGATAAATACGGAGTGATAGAATGAAACGCTTTTACAATTCAATAGCTTTTATTTGTAATCCTGTCTTTACTTATACAGAAATAGGCTGGTCTCCCTATGATCCATTCCTTGCCGGCACCGAGGAATCAGTCCGGGAGTGGGCTAGTGAAATAAAACGCCAGGGATTTGATGTTACGGTCTACTACAATGGCTTTCCTACCGAGTATGAGGGAGTGGAATACAAGGTTTATGACGATTACGAGCCACACGAACGTGAGATAAACGTTAAGTACTCCGAGTTTAGGCACGCTGACGACAAGAATGTCTGGTATCTGACCAATGAAACTAATATCGCAGACAAGAAAGATGAAGTAGAACGCTTTGCCGGGGTTATTTTCCCTAGTAAGTGGGCTATGGACAACCTTGGTTACGAAGGTAACGTGCGAATCGTACCTCATGGATATGACAGCAGTAAGATTTACCCTGAACAAAAGACTAAGAATCAGTGTTTATACGCCAGCAGTCCCGACCGGGGCTTCGATGAGCTTGTAAAACACTGGCCCAAGGTAGTTGAGAAAGTTCCAGACGCAATTTTACTTGTAACTTATGGCATTGAACCGATTGATTTACCCAATACGATGTTCTTGGGTAAGGTAGATGATGATCTAATGAGCCAATTATTCCGAACCAGCGACTTCTGGCTACATCCTTGCACCGATGGTGAGTTATTCTGTATGTCGGCTGTCAAGGCACAGGTTGCTCAGGCAATACCGGTGATTTATCCGACCATGGCATTAGCTGAAACAGTCCGATATGGTATCCGATGTGATAAGACCGACTTTGCCGATCGATTGGTAGCTACCATGAATGACGAAGCACACCAGAAAATACTAAGATATAAGTTGCAGGTAGAACCATTTAGCGATTGGAAAGATTCAACCGATAAATTATTAACAGCGATAGGAGTTTACAGTGGATGAAATAACAGTTACCCCAAAGCATGACGGTGATGTGGTCGATGTCACAGTCGAACAGAAGTCAGCACCGGTAGAAATTGAAGCAGTTAAGATAGTTAACTTACTTGGTGGCAAAGAACATGACACAGACGCCTCAAACCAAGCTAAGTTTGTAAGGGATTACTTCTACAAAGAAGGTATGACCGATGCAGAGCTCATGTATGCAATAAAAAGCGTTGAGAACCGCTTAGGAGTGCTTAAAATGGGTGAAACAAGGCTAGGTAAGGTTTATGAGTATGCACGTATCAGAAAAGACATAGAAACTAACGAGCGATTGCTAAACGAGCTATGATCATCAAGGTACAGTACGAGGATCAAGATAATATCTATGAGATACCTTCAGAAAAGATACTAAAGTTTTTAGACATCACTGAGGGTCAGTTAGAGTCAGCCTGTAAGAAAGCTATAATGGAAATATAATGGCAACAGACAAATTCCCATCTTCAGGTCAATTACCACAGTTAGAACACGATGAGCAGAATCATGCCAAGCGTGTCAATAATTATATCTGGAATAGTAACACCGGGACTTGGGAACGAGCTGACCGATTAGGTGCTGCCGTTACAGAAAGATATGATTACTCTAGCAGTACAACTATCTATGTTGGCAGTGCTGATGTAGGTACAAGTGATAGTAGTACTGGATGGAGAATAACTAAATACGATTTAAGTAGTTCGTCTAACGCTAGTGGTAAAATAGCCACCGATGTTAGCTGGAATAATAGATCATCAGGGACATACGCATAATGGGATTTCAAATAGTCAAATTAACAGATCCACCAATTAACGTAAATGTAAACGTTAATCCTATGGGAGCATACAGCAACTCAACTACATACTCAGTAGGTGATGTTGTTACTTATAATGGTTTTAGTTATATCTGTAAACAAACTTCAACAGGTAACTCACCAACTGATACTTCGTACTGGCAACTTATTTACGATGACCAGCTTAAATTCACCACAGTTCATAACGGAACAGGTGCAACACTTTATAAGGGAACTATAGTTTATCTCTCGGGGGCTACAGGTTCTAACCCAGATGCAGTAAAAGCTCAAGCAGACTCAGACGCACATTCTGCACGAACATTTGGCGTAGCTTATGAGGATATTGCTAATAACTCTACTGGGAAAGTATTACAGACTGGTTTAGTAGATGGTTTAGATACTCGCAGCACTGCAACTAACCCTTTTACTTCTGATACCCTAGCTGCAGGTGATGTAGTTTATCTTGATCCTACTACTGCTGGATATGTTACAAAGACCAAACCAGTAGCTCCTAATCACTTAGTTTATGTAGGATTTGTAGTAGAAACCTCACCAACAGATGGAAAAATTATTTACCGCATACAGAATGGGTATGAGTTGGATGAAATACACGATGTTCTAATTACTTCAGTAGCAAACAAAGATTCATTGTTTTACGACTCAGCCACAAGTCTTTGGAAAAACCGAGCTGTTGCCGCTACCGATATTAACGCTAACGTATCTAATACTGAATTTGGGTACCTAGATGGCGTTACTTCAAGTATTCAGACTCAGATAGATGGCAAACAAGCCAGTCTAGGCTACACAGCCGAGAACACTGCTAATAAGGACACAGACGGTACTCTAGCAGCTAACAGTGATACTAAGTATGCTTCACAAAAAGCAACTAAAACTTATGTAGATACAGGATTAGCTACAAAACAAAATTCATTGGGTTATACAGCAGAAGATTCAGCCAATAAAGACACCACCACTACTCTAGGAACATCTGATACTAAATATCCTAGTCAAAAAGCTGTTAAGACTTATGTCGATACTGGATTAAGTGCAAAAGAAGACAGTTCAAATAAAGATACCGACGGAACACTTGCTGCTAATTCAGACACCAAATACGCATCTCAGAAAGCCACTAAGACTTATGCCGATACAAAACTAGCTAAAAGCTCTAACCTATCTGATGTATCAAATGCTTCAACATCTTTTTCAAACATCAAACAAGATGCTACAAGCTCTACAAGCGGTGTAGTCAAATTAACTAATGATTTAGGTGGCACAGCAAGCTCTCCTACAGTACCGGGACTACAAAATACTGAAATGGGTTCATTGTGTATAATTGGACACTCTTGGACTGCAGGTGTAGCTTTAAGTGCTACAGGAACACCTCGTTTTCAACAGCAAGGATTTGCAGGTCGTTTGGCTGCTATGTTCAACATTCACGAAAGCAATCTTAAACACCTTGGTATAGCAGGCTCGTATTTAACTAGAAACTCATCTGCTTTTGGTACAGCTTTTTCTGGTTGGTCAGCTGCGTATTCTTTTTTAGGTAGTTATTCATCACCTAATTATGCAGATACCTCTACTTCTATAATTTCTGTACCTGCTGTCGCTCAGCCATATCCATTACTAATATCTCACGGTATAAATGATGCAGCCGCTTATGGGACTGGTGCTACTAGTACTACGCATACAATAGTTAGAAATGCTTGGAAACACGCTTTAAGAGCTACTTTATCTAAACATAGAAGTGGTGCTGAATATGGAAACTATTACAATTCATCAGGCACTTCCACTTGGAACTCAGCTATTACATTTAGTGGTACTTGGTCTGATTCTGCTTCTACTGGCGTAGGATCTGGTCCTAACATTAAACGCAGTAATACAAATACTGATTATGTAGAATTTACTATTCCGAGTCATTATACAGGTGGAACTATAGCTATGTCATTTATAGGGCAAGGTGGTAATAAATCAACTATCACTGCCGCTATAACTAGCACTTCATCTACATCAATAACTGTTTCAAGTGCAGCGTATTTTCCTGCAAGCGGTAATTATGTAATACAAATAGATAGTGAACAAATGTTAGTAACCGCTGGTCAAGGTACAACAACTTGGACTGTTACTAGAGGTGTCAATGGTACTACAGCCGCAACTCACTTGATAAATGCTGAAGTTTATCAACCAATCTCTGGTGGTACTAATACATTAAAAGTAGATTTTTCAGGCACAGCTTCTAGTGCTACAGGGAGTATGGATATACAACAACCAGGCATTTTAGGTGCACCCCTAGGGATGGTTAAGCGATTCGCCTGCACTACCGCAGACGCAGGCAAAACTATTAGGGCTACTGTAGCAGGTAAGATAACCAATGATACTTACTCTTATGTGCAGTTTGACGCAGTTTGGTTGGAAACAAAAGAACCACCTGCCGCAGTTATAGAAAATGTTGCTAGATACGGTTACACAGGTGGGTATGCTTATTTAACACCAAGCCAATACTCTGATTTTAATACTGATATTACTACAATCAAAAATGAATTTGATAGCGTAGTTCAAATAGCGGATGTAGATGATGCTTTTTATAAACGAGGATTTTACCCTAATTCTACACTCAATAACACTGATGCTACTACTACTGTAAATGTAACAGCCAATGATGCTACTACATTCGCATCACTTGGCACAGGTTGGATAGCTTACGAAAACGGCGAACAGATGTTAGTTACTGCTAACAGTTTAGTTTCTGGTAGTACATTCAGCGTAACACTTACAAGAGGTTTTGCTGGTTCAACTAAAATAAGTCATGGTACAACAAGACTAATATCCGATATGACCTGGATGCACACCGATGGCGTTCACCCTAACGCTTTAGGGCACGCTGTAAGAGCTCAAATTATTTATGACGCATTCAAGACTTGCCAGATGACCACCTATGGACACGCAATAGGAGTAGGGGTATCCACTCAAAATAACCGTATGTCTGTCCTTGGTATGCGTGATGCCCATTATCAACAGATACCAACTGCAGGTACTTTAACAGCCAACACTACTTTTACAAAAGATAAATTATGGTACTGGCCTGTGTATGTTTCAGATACTTGTATTTTAGATAGAGTAGCAATCGTAACAGGTACATCTGCCGGTACAGCAACTACTGCAAGATTTGGTTTATATGATACTGACTGGTATAGAAGCCGACCAGGTTCACTCATTCAAGAACTTGGTACTGCGGCAACAACAAGTACTGCATCAGCCGCAGAAGTAACTTGTTATAAAGTCTTAGAACCAGGCTGGTATTTTATTGGAGTAGTAAATCAAGGTACAACTGCAGGTGGTGTCAGGACTATAACAGGTGCTAACTATATACTTCCTACGGCTATTCCTAAAGGTTCTATAACTACAGGCACAACATTGAGCTACTTCTTAGCTGAAACAGGTGTAACTGGAGCTCTACCAAGTAGTGCTACACCAGTTGAAGATAATGGTCCTTGTCCTTTTGTTTGGGCAAGATTTAGATTAAGGAGTTACCTATGATTGAACCTGGATTTTATATTGCCAATAGTGCTATGACACCAACTGAAATTGGTATGGAACGATTTGAAACAGAATCAGAAGCTTTGGCTAAATTAGAAGAATTAAATAATCCTTATTATCAGGTGGTGCAAGTCCAGCCGAGTTCTGAAATAAGTTTTGTAAGTTAGGTATGATAAGTATATGAAGAAAGAATCTAAGAAAAAATCAACAGCCAAGACATCTGCTGATACTTGGAAAGAACGTTATGATATAGCGGTCAATAACCAGGAAACCATGTTCAAGAAGTTCTCGGACTGGTACAAGTTAATGTACGCAACTGTTGACGACAGTAACATCGCACTTTGGCGATCTAAAGTATTCATCCCTATGATGGCCGGTAAGGCTTGGAACCTTATCGCTAAGTTTGTTGGTCTTAAACCGGGCTTTGAAGTAGCCCTGCGTAATCCAGACGCATCTGACGATGTACAAAAAGAGATGGCTCGTATCATGCAACTCAAACTTGAATACGACTACGATAACCCAAGCCTAGACGAACCAATTAGAGATAAGATGATCAACTGCCTTGTAGATGCAGTAGTAACCGGCACAGGCTTCGCTAAAGTCCCATGGCACGTTAAAACCAAGAAACGTTACGAACGAATCATTGGTGAAGATGGCACTGTAGACCTTACTAAGCAAAAAGTTATTGAGAGCAAATATGGCTGTAATGACTTAGTCCCAGTCAATATCTTTAACGTATTTATCGCACCAGGATCAACCAACCTTTACAAAGCTCCATGGGTAATTATCAAAGAATACAAGACAATCGATCAACTTAAAGCGATGAACACTAGCGAGAAAATCTACAATAACATTGACCAACTAGAGAACGCTCGTGTAGATGCCGACCAATTCGCACAATACAAGAAATCACGCAACCGTCTAACTAATGACCAAGACCCAATCGTAACCGATAAAACTGTCGATTACGTAGCTGTATATGAGTGTTACGAAGGCAACAAGATATGCACCTACGCTGATGCCGGTACTAAGAATGGCAAGTCACAGGGCTGGATAGAGCTTCGTGAGCAAGAGAATCCTTACTGGCACGGTAAGTTCCCTCTAGTACGATTTGTAGTCAAACAACGACCTTACGATGTATGGGGTGAAGGTGTATTCGAGCTTACAGAACGCTTACAGAGTGCCGTGAATGACGTATTCAACCACTACATGGACAACTGGAACCTATCTGTTGATGGTATGTATATGATTCCTGAAAACTCACGTGTATCTAACTTCGTAGTCCAGCCAGGCGGACAGGTTACTTACCAAGGCACACCACCATCACAGTTCAAACTACCAGAACCTAACCCTAACTCGGTACAAAACGTACTTGCTGTACTTCAAAGAAGCGTAGAAGATGCCACTATATCTAGTTACGCCAGTGGCCAGACAAGTTCAGCTACCGATAAGACCAAAGGCACTGCTACCGGTATAATCCGACTTCAGCAAGCAGCCGGGGATATGATTTCATTCATGCGATCTAACTTCCAGCAGACTATTAACCAGATTGGTTCAATGTGGCTATCTAATAACCAACAGTATCTAGACCGACCAATTACTGTGCCAGGTGAAAAAGGCAAATCAGAAGAAGTGCACCCAGCTATGATACAAGGTGATATGGAACTACGCATTGACGATGCTTCAATGGAACCCATTAGCAAAGAAGATCAGCGTGCAGCATACTTACAATACGTACAACAGACCTTATCACTACAACAAGCTTCCTTGGCTCAGCAACAAGCATCTCAAGGAAAAACTGAACCACTGTTTGTAGACTTTAAGGAACTATTCGAGCAGATGTCAGAAAAGTTTGGTATCAAGTCCGAACAGTCTATCGTTATAGACCCACAGGAGCTTGCACAGGAGCAGCCAGAACAGCCTGGAATGCCTGGACAGCCAATGATGCCAGGACAGCCGGAAATGCCCCCACAAGGCCCTGAGATGTCGCCACAGATGCCACAACAACCACCAGTAAGCCCACAGCAAGCATTAGGAGGTCAGTATGAGTGAACAAAATAAACCATTTATAGAAGCAATAGAAAAGAAAACCAAACTGGATGTATTAAAAGAACAGCCAGAATGGTCGATTGTAAATGATACTATTAGCGGGCTTATATCTAGTCTAGCTAGTCAGTTATTGAATGATGATCCAGTGGATCACGATGATTATGTTAAGATTCGTTACCAAATAGAAGGATTACGATTAGTTTCCAGTGCATTCGATGCGATAGAACGTAACGGCAAGCAAGCCGAAGAGGGATTGAAAGCGATTAATGGAGAATGATATCACCATATCTGAAGTAATAGGTTTTGATGATGAGGGCAAGCCTGCAGTAGGTGAAACCCAAGTAATTAAAAAAGAAGATATGCGACAGTTGAATGATCCTGACTGCGAACACGAGTGGGAACCTGACCACACCGAGGATACCGACTTTGTATTTGGTATCAAATGCAAGAAATGCCCTTTGGGTAAGCTAATTTTGCGTGAAAAATAGTCTGTTTGTAAATCCGCTATATTGATTGTGTAAATGCAATTAAATGGAGGAAAAAAATGGAAGAGCAATCATTACAACAGCCTGTAGCTCCAGAATCACAGGCAACATCGGCACCAGCCGAACAACCAACTATTAATCAGGAAGCTCCAGTAGAAGCACCTGAAGCACCAGTTGAACAGGTCGAAACAGTGCAGGAAGCCACACAAGAAGTTCCTGCCGAACCTACACAAAACCAACCGGCACAAGAGGTAGAAGTTCAGAACGATGAGATTGAACTTGATACCCTACCTACTTACCAGACACCTGAAGTAGCCCCATTCGATTGGACACAGTTACCACAAGACGTAGAAGGTAACATCGATCCAAACGCTTTCGCTGCTGCAATTAACCAGCAGATCACGCAAGCAACCGAACAGGCCAGACAGGCAGCTCGTGCCGAAGCCCAAGAGCAAATCAAGGAGCAAAAGTTATGGGAACAAGCCGAAAACGCTTACCCGGAACTTAAACAAGATAAAGAGCTCAGGGATATGGTTAAAAACGCTCGCTGGGGAGAATGGGTAGCCACTAATGGCCAGAAAAACCCTTCACCTAAGCAAATAGCTGACAAACTCTTCAATAAAATAGGTCAAGCTAAGAAAATGGGCGTAGAACAAGCTCAAAACAATGTGCGTATCCAGGAAACTGCCGCACTTGAAACAGCTTCTAACACCGCATCAGCATCTCCGCAAGCAGACTTGCGTACCAGAGTTGCATCAGCCAATACTCGAGAGCAGAAAGATTCTGCCACCAACGAGTTACTAAAGACCCTTATAGATGCCGGTGATATCAAAATTGGCGAATAGACGCACTAGCGTTTATAGGACTTATCCAATGGTAAGTCGCTCAAGTGAGGTCGAGCTTGAGCCAGTATTAAATCAACTAACATCGAGGTAAAAAAATATGGCTTCAGTATATACATACGATTCAAATGCTCGTAAAGAAAGTCTTCTAGACATAATTACGAACATCAGCCCTGTTGAAAACGGCTTGATGAGCTTGCTAGGTCGTTCTAGTGCTAGTAACACTCTTCACGAGTGGGTAACTGACACTCTAAAGACTCCTGCTGCTCAATCTGTTGTTGAAGGTAGCGATGCTTCATTTGCAAGCCGCACCAACCCTACTCGTGTTCAGAACCAAACCCAAATCGTTCGCATCGACTTTGCTGTAACTGATACAGAGCGTGCTAGAAACTATCCTGGTTTCAAAGACCGCTATGCTTACGAAATGCAAAAGGCTATGAAAGAGTGGGCAAACGATGCAGAGTTTAACCTACTACGTTCAACCGTAGCCACAGGTACTGGTTCTGCTGCTCGTACTATGGTCGGTCTTAAAGCTGCCATCACTACCAACGCTACTGCTCAGTCTGGTGTTTCTCTTTCAGAAAGCATCCTAAACGACTACATGCAGAACGCTTGGTCACAAGGTGGTGAACCTACTGACATACTTGTAGGTTCCAAGCTTAAGAGGCGTATTAGTGGTTTTACCGCTAACACTACTCGCTTCAGCACAAGTGAAAACGAAACCTTGCACAACGTTGTTGATACCTACTACTCTGACTTTGGTGTATTCCGAATCAGACTACACAGATTCGTTACCGTAAGTGGTGACACTAACGCTGACGTTCTAGGTATCCAGCCTGACAAGTTCCGAGTTGCTTACTTGCGACAACCAGAGCACATTTCTCTTGCTAAGACTGGTTCTGCCACTAAAGGTATGATCGAAGGTGAAATCACCTTAGAGTATCTTGCAGAAAACAGCTCATTCAAGGGTACCGCACACCTTTAGAGGTCTGCTAAGGGGTTCTTCGGAACCTCTTATGGAGGACTTTAATGGAAAATACATTAAAAGATCAGGTAGGTAAATTAGTAGATAAGTATAGTGGCCCGGCACTGTGGAAAGAAGCAGTACATTTAGCTGTTAAAACTAACCCTACGATAGCTAAAGATGTTCTGGCTATCATAAAAGATAATAAGGTTACACGTGAATCTTTGCACAACGAGTATGGTGCTAACACCACCCAATCTATGCGTTTGGGACTTCGTATGCCGGTAGTAGTCGAGGATATCCTGTCAGTGGTTGATCCAGACAACTTCCCTGTACGTAATGGAAAGCACGGTGAAAAGATTACCGCTCAATTAGCTAAGGCATTTCCGGAATTCGCCATCGGTAAGTATTAGTAAAAACTCTATAATAAGTATATGGCAATCAATCAAACAGACGTATTACAAGATATGTCATACCTACTTGGTGAGGCATCTGTTCCTACCAGTGGTATAGACGACAGAAAAAGATTTATTCAGCGAGGACTCGAAAGAATAGCTCGTATTTATGATTTCAATGAAATGTATGCTATCGCTACAGTATCTCTTACTGCAGGTAGTAATGGATTCTACACCGGCACACTTCCAACCGATTCAGGCGAATCACCCGACTTAGACGTACGAACCATAAACTCTGGCACTAATGATGATTACGTATTCACCAAGATACCTTATGAAGACCAAGACAAAGCCCAAGCAGGTGAGTATAAATACTGGCTGACAGGCTCCACCGGTGATTATACAATGACCACACGTGATAACGTAAGTGCTGTTACAGTTCGTTACCTACAAAAAGCTCCGACTATCAACGCTTCCATATCAACAACATTCCCATCTAGCATCGTGATTGCACGTGCCGCACTTGTATATTACAAGCAAGCTGAAAACCCACTAGCTGATATCGGCCAAGACGAAGCACTATTCCAACGTGAACTAGAAGAAGTTATTTCCCGACAGCAACGTAATAACGCTGTTGGCAGGGCTGTCAGTGTTCAAGAATTAAATGGTATATTCACTGGTCAAGTAGAGGAGTGGTAATATGGCAGTCAAGATTCCTGCTCGTAAATCACCAGCAAAACTGCCTGAAATAACTGTTAAGAATCCTGGTAAGGGTCTTAATAACCTTGTTTCTGATACTTTTATTCAAGATACCGAAGCATCTGATCTAAATAACATTATGTTCGTTGAGAGTGGCTGTATCAATAAATCCTACGGCATTCAATCGGTTGGTACGGGACTTTCTAATAATCCAAAAGGACTAGGTGTGTTCTACACAACTGCTGGTAACAAATATCTTTTAACTGTAGACGGCACGTCACTTAAATATCTAAATGGTTCAACTTGGACTACTATATCTGGTGTAGCGTTTACTTCAGCTAAAGAAGTTAATTTCACTCAATGTGATAATAACTTATACATCTGGAACGGTACTGAAGCAGGTGCACAGTTGGATTCATCACTTACATTAACAAGACCTAATACAACTATATCTGGATCATTTTCAATCTGGTATCAAGGTTTTCAAATAGCTTCAGGGGTATCTAGTCAGCCTAATAGAATTTATATTTCAGATAACACTACAAACCCTGGCGACTTTACTAACACTAATCCTACTGGAACAGGTCTTTATTCTGTATATGATGGCACAACTCATCCAGGATCATCTGCACCTTATGCTGGATCAGGTGCTAACTATATAGATATAAATAAAGGTGATGGTGATAAGATTACCGGACTTGCTAAGTTTCAAGGTGTTGTAATCATATTCAAAGAACGCTCGGTGTATCAGATGAGTCTTTCATCAAGTGGTGTACCAACTATTACTCAGATTACTCAAGCTACCGGTGCTGTATCCCATAAGTCAATTGATAATGTAGAGAATGACGTATTTTACCTTTCACGTAAGGGATATTACGTACTTGGTAATGAGCCAAACTACTACAATGCTGTACGATCTAACGAACTTTCTAATCGTATTAACCCTATTATTCAGACAATTAACACTGCCCAGATAACCAAAGCAGCTTCTATTTTTTCTAACTTCAAATTCTATGGCTCATTTGCTACCGGTGGTAACAGTTATAACAATCAAACCCTCATATATGACCGTAGGTATTTAGCTTGGTCTAAGGCTGATTATTACACAGCTAACTCTTGGACCGAATATATTGATACAAATGGTGCTACTCATCTTTATTTCGCTGATGACAACAGTGCTAAAGTGTATGAAATAGTCGAAGGCAACTACTCTAAGAACGGTACAGCGATTGATTCCTATTGGATATCTAAAAGCTTTGATGCTGATAACTTTGACGAGTACAAGCGATGGTTAGATGTAACTATTCTATTTAGACAGATATCCGGTTCGGTTACAGTAACTTTTTATGCTGATAACGACCAAGTAGTAAAATCTACTAGTATTAGTGCTGACACTGACTATACCGGCTCGATTGGTACAACTTTGATGGGTTCACCTATATTTGGTGGTACAGGTACAGCTTCATCCACAAGTACAACTAATAACGTGCCGTACAGGTTCAAGGTAAATACCAAATCACGCACGATTAAAATAAAAATCAGCAACAGTAGTGATAATCAAAACTTCGTAGTGCTTGGGTTCGTTATATCATTTGTTCCATATAATAGACAATCATGGCCTAGTAGTCTAAAGATACAATAATGTAAAAGTGTAATAATATGATTATGAAAGGTAAATTTTAATGGCAGCAGCAGATTTAACAGCTTCACAATTAGCAGCTGTAAAAGCATCAATGACAGATCCTAGATGGGCTAACGCAAAAATTGGTCCTACTAAACCTAATAATTATTATTGGGTTGGTCAAGATGGAAATGTATATTTACAAACACCAGATGGTAATGTTACTAATTATGGTAAAGCTATTAGTACTAGCGATTATGGATTTGATGCAGCTAATTTATCTGGGCAAGCAATAAGAATTGATGATCCAAATGCACAAGCAGCAAACGTTGGCAGTGGTTCATTTACCCCTATGTTTAGACTAACTGATAAAATAAACGCTCTTAATGAACTATATAATCTTATTTACCAAGATTTAGGCACAATGACTAAAGAACAGCGTGACTTGATTGAAAAAGGTTACGCACAACAAGGTCAAACAGCTCAAACTCAATATGAAACCACAGCTCGTGCATTACCACTTCAATATGGTGCTATGGGTGTAGGTGATTCATCTTACTATGCCAAAGCTGCCGGCTCAGCATCCGATTTATATAACCAAGCCATACAAGATATCCAAACTCAAAAAGAAGCTAAACTTGGTGAATTAGGCCGTGCTTATGAAACACAAAGAGCCGCTTTACAGGCTGGTCAATCACAACTTGGTGGACTTCCACAATATGGTACTCAAGCTGATGTAACTGCTCTTGAATCACAGCTTGGTAGCCTTGCACAGCAACGTGCCGGTTTAGGTACTCAAGCAGGATATCGTGGTGCACTTCAAAACATAGCCCCAGCACCTACTTCAACCGGTGCTCAACTAGAAACTAAACTTCAGGAACTATCGTCACAATCAATTCCTTCATTCGCTAAACAAACCATAGCTAAAGGTTATATCAGTCAATCTGGTCAAGACCAAGGTTATTACACTGATTACTTCGACAAGCTTCTCAAGCAACAGCAGGGTGGCACACCAACAGTAAGCCCGGGAGCGTAATATGGATTGGCTAAATAGAGCCAAACAATTCTTAGGGGGACTATTTGGTGGTGCTCAGCGTACTATTGGACAGATTTCTGGTAATGTAGCTCGTGCTGTCGGCCAAGCCGAACAGAATGCCGCTAGAACCGCACAGCAGGCCGTGAGAAGCGTTGTACCAAAAGTTCCGACTATACGGCTGCCTCAGATTAATATCCAAGCACCACGCATCCAGATGCCTCAGGCACCTAAGGTTGATCTAGCTGGTCTGAATCGTGCTTTTCAGCAAACTCAACAGCAAGTAGGTCAA